AAGAGCATTTACAGGCAATTGGTGGAGATTCCGCACTGATAGCATTGAGCCAAAAGGTGAACAGCTCAGCACACATTCAGCATCATGGGCGCATACTTCTGGAGAAGTTTATGCTCAGGCAGATCATCACGCTATCCATGCAAATTACATCAGATGCATATATGGATGATGGAGATATTTTTGAGATTCTGTCAAGCATGACAAAAGGTATTACAGCCATCCAGAATGAAACAAATGTAGGTAAGGAGAAACCTTTTGAAGCAATTGTACGAGAGGCGATGGATGATGTTCAAAGGTTGTCACAGCCAAATGCATTCACTGGATTTGACACTGGGTTTCCATCGATAAATCAAAAGATAGGTGGCTGGCAAAAGGGAGAGCTGATTGTAATTGGCGCACGGCCAGGAATGGGTAAAACAGCATTTGCGCTTAAAACAATGAGTTCAGTGGCTAAAACAATTGATGAGCCATGTGTGATGATTAGCTATGAGATGAGAGATGTGGCAATGGTGAAAAGGCTAATGGCCATTGAATCTCCTACCCTTCACAGTAATCAATTGTTCAGAGATGGATTGAAAAAAGATGAATACTGGAAAGAGCTCATAGATGTTGCTGGAGAATTAGAGGGTAGAAATTTGATAATCCTGGATAGTATGCCCAACATCTATCAGCTTGGCATGGATCTCAGAAGGATTAAGCATGAGAGAGGTTTAGGCTTGGTAGTCATTGACTATCTCCAGCTAATTCCACCAGAGAAGGGAGGTAGACAAAACGGCAATAGAGATCAAGATATAGGAGAGATCACAAGAGAATTGAAAAAGCTCTCACTTGAATTAGATATACCAATAATTGCGCTCAGTCAATTGAGCAGGAAGTGCGAGGAGACTCCATCAAAAATACCAGGGCTGAGGCATTTGAGGGAGTCTGGTAACATAGAGCAAGATGCAGACATGATTGCCTTTCTGTACAGAGCGGAATACTATTTCCCTGATCAAGATCCAGATGTAGCAGTGTTTATATGCGAGAAGCAAAGGAATGGAGCGCTGTTCAATCAGCCTCTAGGATGGAATAAAAACAAAGCAAAGTTCTACGATAATGAAGGAGCCCAAGAAGTTGATGAACCATTTTAATGCAACTGAAAAGAAAAGTTTCTGGGGTAAGAAATCGCACCAGGCATTCTACAATTCGACACGATGGAGGAAGTTCAGAAAGAATTTTATAGATGAGAATCCATTGTGTAATCATTGTGAGCAAGAAGGAATGACAGTGCTCTCAGTTGTGGCTGACCATATACAGCCAATGAGGAAGGGAGGTTCAGCTTGGAGCTACGAGAATCTACAGGCATTATGCTCAGCGCATCATAATAAAAAAAGTGCAACAGAAAAAGATTGAAAAATGGGGAGGGTGGTTAAAAAAGTTAGAGTTGAAGACACAAAACACCGTCTGCCTCTTTTATGTGTGCAATGTCAAAAAATAGCAAGGGGGGGAGGTCAAATTCAGTTAAAAAAAACAGCATGAATTCGCAAAAAGAAAAAGAATTGTCAGGCACAGATCGCGCTGATCGGGCTGATCATATTGATGTGGATGGATCATTTCCAGAGCTTCTGAAAATCGCACCGGCCCCTTCATTTTTTAATGACGAGCAGAAAAAATACTACAGAAAAATTGCAAAACTTTTGTTTGAAACAGGGCTCTTAAAAAGGGTAGATCAGATGGCCATTGAGCAGCTGGCAATTACCTGCTACAATTTTGAAGAGGCAACAAAGGAGTTGAATACTAATGGGTTTACAAATAAGCACGATCAAGTTTCTCCTTATTACACGATGCAGCAAGCAAGCATGAAAAGCATTTCAGATTTCTCTAGAAGATATGGACTATCTATTTCCGATAGAAGTAAGCTAGTGTCTGTAAATAAAACTGATCCAAACCAGCTGGATGTTTTCGAAACGCATTTAAATTCTCTGAAAAAAGTTGTCTGAGCTGAAAGAATATACAGCTCATAAATGGGCACTTTCAATTGTAGCTGGTGAACTTATTAGTTGCAACTACAACAAGTTGGCATGCCAGAGATATTTAAATGATCTCGAAAATGCATCAGCCAAGGGAATAGAATTTAGCATTAAAAGAGCGCTTCATGTTATCGTATTCTTTCAAGAATTCATTAAACATAGCAAGGGAGATTTTGCAGGATTGCCATTCATCCTAGAGCCTTGGCAAGAGTTCCAGCTCTGGAATTTATTTGGCTGGATACGCAATGATAAGCACGGTGAAAGGAGAAGATTTAGAACGGCCTACACCGAAATTCCAAGGAAGAATGGCAAGACAACTTTTGCTGCAGGCATAAGTTTATACACTGCATTTGGCGAAGGTGAAATGGTTGCAGAAAATTTCTTTGCAGCAACAAAAAAGGACCAGGCGAAAATAGGATTTCACGAAGCTCAGAGAATGGTCAAGCAATCCAGATGGATGAAAAAGAGATTCAAAACTCCTATCAATTCCATCTATGATCCGTTCAGTGAATCAAAAATAATGGCCATCAGTTCAGACGTTGATACTATGGATGGTTTGAATATCCATTGCGGAATCATAGATGAACTTCATGCACATAAAACATCTGTAATAGTTGACCTTTTGCGAACGGCAACAGGTGCCAGAAAGCAGCCATTGATTTATGAAATTACAACAGCTGGGCAAAATATGCAGAGCGTTTGTTTCAGCCACAGGCAATATACAATAGACATTTTGGAAGGCAAGAAAGAAGATGATTCCTGGTTCGGAATGATCTTCACTATTGACAAAGATGATGATTGGAAGGACCCAAAAGTGTGGGCGAAAGCCAATCCAAATCTAGGTATTTCGAAAAAAATCTACTACCTAGAAAGCCAAGTTCAGGAGGCAATCAATAAAGAGAGCTATCAAAATACAGTTAAAAGATTAGACTTTAATCTGTGGGGAGGTGTCACAGAAAAATGGCTTCCTGAAAATATATGGCTAAAGAGATCTGTACAAATTACAGAGAAAGATCTGCTCGCTCATTTTGAATGCTCAGCAGGATTAGACATAGCCAGCACTAGAGATTTCAATGCCTTTGGTTTGTGCTTTTGGAATGAGAAAGACTACTATCTAAAAGCGCACTTATGGTGCCCTGGTGATATGATTGATGACAGAGTAAAAAGGCAAACGCACAATTTTGAAACCTGGGTGCAGAAGGGTTTTATAAAATCGGTGCCGGGTAACATTATGGATAGCGATACCATTGGAGATGATGTGATAGTTCATTGCCAAAATTACCAGGTAATTAAGATGGCATACGACAGGAGAATGGCATACTCTGGATTGATTCAATCAGTACTTGGAGCTGGCATTGAGTGCGCTCCGCAAGGCCAAGATATTGGAAGCATGTCAGAACCAAGTAAGATGCTGGAGAAAATGCTGGTGGGTGATCTCTGTGGCACAGATGGATCTCCTGTAATGGAATGGATGCTATCGAATGTTTTCAAGTATGAAGATCCAAACGGAAATATTAAACTAAACAAAGGCAAATCTCAGGACAAAATAGATGGACCAGTCGCAGTAGTAATGGCCATTGCCCAAATGCTAGAGATAAGATATGGAGATGATGAATTTGATCCGATGAATGATGGTGGTGGATTCGTATAAAATCGACATAAAAAAGCTGGTCCTGGCTGCAGATTTCGACAAGGAATTTTACAGAGTCCTTTCCAATCCAATAACCAGGAGCCAGGAGCACGCATTCGAAATTCTGAATGACACATTCATTGCCCATTTTGGAGCAAACAGATACAGCAGTTTTGACAGTTATAGGGTTTCGAGAAACAGAAGAATAAGAAAATAATTGAACTATGCATGCAGATTTAAAAGGAACTTTAGAACAACTAAATACAAGTTGGAAATCATTTGAACATCGAGGGCAAAGAATGTCTAAGAATGAAGTTCGAAATATTTTAGAATACGGAATTAAAAAAGGATATAAAACTACGGCTGAGCTGCTAGATTCAGAAGTAGATAAAATTTTAGGTGTTAGCATTTGCTACAAGTCTAATAAAATTTGTAAACATGAATGTTCAGGACTTTGCAAGAATGCTTGTTAGCGCTAACAATAAGAAAATAACAAATGAAAACAATCGCAAAAAAAAGACTGCACTTCTTAAATGGATTATCTGCCAAAAAATCTCAAAGGGTTTCTCTTTTTATAATGGCCTTTTGCCAGGTAGCATTAGTAAGTTCCTCAACTGTTTTTAT